CAAGTCCAGAACAAATATTACCACCACTCCATATCATCTTGACATTCTTGCCATGTACGAACACCAAACTTAGGCTTATGGTATTCTCTATTAAACCTATTAAGAGACAAGAGATATTCACGAGTAGGAAAACCAGCTGTAGAAACTTTGAAATTAATCTTCCTGAGATATTTATCATCAGCTTTTAACCACTCAGGAAGATTTTTAGTAAGATATTCTTTAGATGTCATTTTAACTCCTACTTCAAACAACCGATAAAACATAAAACGCAACATAGAGTAAGCAACAGGATCTACCCCCAACGTATCGTAAGCTAAACCAATCAAACGCGCTAAATTCATGTAAACAGGAGCAGCTCTATCACGAGGAACACCCATTCTCCACTGATACTGATTGAGAGGACGATAAGGAACAACAGGAGCAATCTCAGAATCGTGCATTTCTAAATTAAAATTTGAGGAACTAATAAAAGCACGCTTAAGATAAGTCGGTCCTAAAGCATAATCAACAACCCCATTTCTTTCACCATTGCAAACTACACCCATGACTTCATTATTGCGAACAGTATAGTAAGTCAAAAAAGTAGTGAAAGACTGTTTATTCTTCATCTCAACGTTATGGGAACGAAGTATATAATCAGCAAAACCGTCAACACTAAGAAAGTCAGATATCTTATACTTTCCATATGTCTTTCGATAAAGCTGAAGAAAATCATCACCATAAACCCAAATACCAATTTGACGATAAGCCATCATTTTCCATATAACAGCACGAACATCTTTAGGGGACTTATCCATCACATTGAAGACATATCCAAGCCAATATATTATGCCCACAACCCAAGAATCACCATGAGACGTCTCCAAAGAACCACTGGGCATAACACCCAATAGAAGAACAAAATCCTCAATCCAACGAACGACTTTACCTGCTAAATGTTCAGAACAAGCTTCAAGAATATATTGAAACACACGATAATCAACGTCATCATCATCTCTTTTAACCCATATCTGAGCAAACATAAGATAGAGGACTAATAATATCGCAGAAATACTCGTATCTAGAGATTTTATATCGCCTGATGCAATTATAAAATCACCATCTGAAACTTTTCTCCAAGTACAATTAACACAATCAGCAGAGTCACCTTCTAGTGAAATTCTTTCATAACGATCCATTCTATTACCATTTATTGACTGATACAACATATATGCACCACCTTGAGTCCAAGTCATCCCTATCGAAATTGTAACAGTACGATGCATAGGACAAAGATCACCCAAGGTGAATTTTCCATAAATATCAAAAGGGTCAGGAAAATAAGTACGTTCAGCCTTAGTACGTGTCGAAAACAACTGATGTAACATCCAATCATTAGACTGGAAAAACAAACGAGCTTTTTCGAAAATGTCTTTAATTGCCTTATCACTATACTCAGCAGTATCAGTAACACTAATATTCTGCTCTTTAATCGCAAGAGCAGTAATATGTTGCTTAAGATGTTTATTAATAGGAACAGGACAATTAAACACCTCACGATAGGCCATAAGAATAGACGACATAAACTCACGAGTCAACTGACAACGGGCTTGTTTCTTGGTTGGCTTGGAAGTAAACTTAACAGTCGTAATATCATCAAGAACAACAGGATCGAGATCAGGCCATTGACGAAAACCAGTTTTAGTCCCATTAAATTTTATTAAATTTATATCTTGAACCTTAAATTTAAATGGAACCTTAACAACAGTCACACAATAAGAATAATAAAAGTTTAAAGCTCTATGAATGTCATTAAAATTAAACCCTGGAAGAAATGAAGCATGCCGTTTAGCCAACCGATCAAGTTTAGAGGGTAAACCAAGCAAAGGATGAAAACACGCATTCGTAACATAAGGGTAAAATTTATTACCACCATACGCAAGATTATAAGAGGAAACGCGCCGAAGACAAAGGATAAAAAGAGAAGGTATCCCTACATCATGACGCATAACCCCAGAAACCAAATGATTGTATGGACAAGCAATAGCATCATCATAATCAACGACACCTGCACGAGCAAGACGCTTATGATCAAACTCACGAACGATTTGAGCAAGAATAGGATTAATCATCTTCATCGGAGTAGCCATAGGAAGCCAGGAATTGGGCAATTTTGGAATGACCATAGGAAATATGTTAGTAGCATCAGTAATACGAAGTTTATTTTGAGGAAAATTATAAACCATCGTACCTTTAACACCCATTAACACTCTATCACGAAATCTTCCAATGTCATAATTTTCATTGACATAAAGAAGAAGACGTTGTTGTGCATCATTCCAACTCTCATCATCTTGTTTAAGAACGCTAATTTTAGGTCCACCATGTTGGGAAAAATCATACTCTATCGACTTTTCACCAACTTTAAACGATGCAGAATATTTACGCGCTACAAAACTCAGAAGTTGAGAGTTATACATTTTCGCCCACTTCCTCAGTTTTTTTCGAGATTGTACTAGATACTCAATGTTTCTACCTCAGGCCGAGAGCGACACG